GAACGCTTCGCAAAGCTGAAGGTACTTCGAGGCCACCTCCTCATTAGCAATGACAAGGTCATCACCGAGGACGAGATAGTCGAGAAAGAACCCTGATCCACCCACCTCCAAGTGTGCTAATTGCACAAGGAAATGGTGCACCCAAGCTAACGATGCCCAAGACGAGTATGCCCCCATGGGCTGACCTCTCGTATATCGTACCCTCGACGGGTACCCGGCCTCCTGCGCGTCATCTGGTGTTTCGTACCAGCGATCAGTAAGCAAGCGTGCCCAGAGTTCCGCTACCGGCTTACCGAGTAGCGGCCCGAACATCTCTACATATAAGGCCATCGGGATCCTATCTGTCGCGTTCTTAAGATCGTAACAGTAGAATTTCCGATCGGGCCCTAACCGCTCCACGAAAGTCTTAAGAACCCCTTCCTGATCCCAAGTGGCATCAGTAGGGAGCCCTCTTAACATTTCAAGGAGCCAATCATGTAGAGGCTTAAGGATCCACTGCGTCCAAATGTCCACCATTGCGACGGGCCGGATCTTACCTGCCGCTTCTCTCAACAGAGCGAGCGAGCCTAGAGCGAAGGTATGCGGGGGATGCTTAGCTGCATCCCAAAACCGATTGGCTGTATCCATGGCCCTCGTGAACTTCAGGGCGAAATCGTCCAGTCTCCAAAGAGCACAAAGCTCTAGGAGGTAGTTCCGAGGGGCTAGGCTCCATGCCAATGCGTCCGCACCCTGTCTCCACCAAGCGAATGGCCCATTGGGACCGGATTTCATTGAAATCCGACCATAGGCGGTCGTTGGTCTATAGACAGGTACATACCCTAGCTGGGATGAGATTCTTTCCCAGAGCGTGATGACATGTTCCGAAAACTGACCAATATCCCCCATGAACGGAGGTGCTGTTACTGAATCCAGGGATCCCTTCAAAGTATGTGGGCCAGAGATGGCTTTATACATATTAAGAAGTGACGCCCACCATCGTATGGTGGGTAGAGATCCCGAACGGATTGCTTGACGCACCTCTAGGGGGAAGCAAGTCGGAAGTCCATGAGTCAGTCGGATCCTTGAACCCAAAGCTTGTGTAGACGAAAGAGGGTCACCCCCTAAATAGCTATAAAGGCAAAATAAATATATTTTGAGCCGAGCTATTGTGGTGGTTACCCCCTGGTTTACAACTAGATCCTGAAGATGCGATCCCAGTTTCGAAAGGAGGCCGAGTCTGAACCCTGGCCGACCCAACTTGGTGTAGTGCATGAGGGCTCTGCCCCACACGACACTAAGAAAGAAGATCCCTCGCGGGATCTTACTTATATCCACCATCGAAGCCTTTGCGGAAAGTTTCAGGAGATTAGCGATCCAAGATCGTTGTTTCCTTATATGATTCCAGAGGCCCGAACGGATAAAAGGGACATCGGCACCACAGGGTAATCGGACTCTTCCGGGTTTCCCTGTTCGAGGGGGGGTATTTTGAGTAGGATCAGTGGTTCCATCCCACCCTGCGGGTGGAACAGTCCCTTTTCGGGCGATAACTGTTAAAGGAAAATCGTTCGAAAGACATACCTTCTGGAGATCTTTGTAGTCTCTCTCAGAGATATACATCAAGTTCTCCGGATCGTTGGGATCCAGAACAACAAAAGGACGCTGACGCTGAAGGCGCCAATCGACTAGGTATCTCCAATCGTCGACCGTTCGGTCTAGGTGGTTAATACCATTTACTTTTGTCGCTTGATCAGTATAGGCTTTATCGCCTAACTGTCGGCACAAGACTAAAGGGTTGCAAATCCCTGGGAACACAGCACGGGAATGCCCAAGTAGGGTCTTTGTTAGGAAAATCATCATGATAAGTACTAATAACGATCTGAAGGACAGCATTTTCAGCTGCGAACTGGTCCACGAAAGGGTCGAATTCTCTTTCCTCTTACGAGGGGAGCAGGTCGACGGGTAGTCTGGACAGACTAAACCCACCTTTCGGGCAACCGCAAGCGGCGCCGTCCTGGCAGGTAACCTTA